ATGTACTTACCATTAACAAACATCCTGTTTTTATTCTTTGCGGCGTGTGTAGAAACACGTTGACGGTAGCCACTAGGACTGTAATACCAAGCGTCCCCATCTTCAAAACGTGGCTCTTCCCTTGTGTAAGTCTGTGTATCAGTCTTTTCTTTTACTTTGAATTGTTCCATTATCATTCTGGTTCTCCTTTTCTTCATGTTTCTGTTTAAGTTTTTGCCATTCTTCCCACTGCTCTGACTTACGGGGTGGGTCATATCGTAAGTACCCATCCCGTAATTCCCAGATTAGTTTACCATTATGCAGCATTCAAGTCAACTATTTCACATGCATCTGCAGTACACGCTAACTCACGTCCACCTGATGTTGTATCTTCTTTCTCAAACTCCTGTAGTAATGACCAGTCCACACTCGTAGGCATTTGTGCCATCATAGCATCATACTCGTCTTCTGTACAGTCCTGATAGGGTGCTTGCTTGTATGTATGGTCACTGAATGGTAGGAAGCTGATGCCTGACACTTCATCAAAATGTTTGTACACCCATGCACCTACGTCCATCCATTCATTCTCCTTCACAGAGATTGTTACACTAGGCTTGTGTTCACACCAGTGACGCTGGTAGGTAAGCCACAACTCTAGCTGTTCAATAGCTGTCAAGATTGTACGTGTCACTGCACCTCGTGGTGATGCCATAGGGAAGCTGAACACTGTAGTAGATTCAGGCTTCATAACATCAGCCTCTGCTGGGATACCTTGTGACGTAAGGAACTGCGTTAGTGGGTCTTTGTTGTCACCACGTACAGTACGGATGTAGTGTGCATTGTGCCTTGCATGAATGCCACTGGCACTATCTACAAGCTGTGACACTGTACCGCTAGGCTTCACACAGGTGATTGCTGTTGACCGTGGGATACCTAGCTTCTTAGCCATACCTTTGTTAGTTTCTACAGCTACCTCACGTAGCAATTCAAGTGTAGAACTAATGTTTGTGCCTAGTGTGGCACTGTTACCTGACAGCAGTTCATTGTCCATGATACCAGTAAGTGATACACCCAACAGTCTTTCTTCCTCTGTGTTCTTCTTCCAGATGTTACGCAGGTACTTGAAGTCAGTCAGTGTTGACTGGAATGTACCCAAGATTGTAGCCAAGCCTACTTTAGTAGCTAGTGTCTTTTCTGTATCACCAGCACGTGCTACTACCTCTGACAGATTACAGAACTGGTATGGGCGTAGGATTATCTCACTGCAAGGGTTGCAACCGAAGTCATGGTCAGCATCACGTCTGCCATTCTTAGCGGCCTGTACTTGTGCTGACTTACGGTTGAAGATACCACGTTCACCTGACTTACTCTCGTACAGTGACACCCATTCACGCATGAATGTACCCATCTCAGGCTTGCCCTTGTACGCTACAGAGTTGTTAGCCAACGCACGTTGCCCTTCATTCTCCCACCACATACCTGACTTAGCATGTGCCATCTGGTCATCATTAAGATTAGACAATGAAATCAATGCACTACGGCGTACACCACCGACTACAACAACCTCACCAATCTTACACATGATGTCGTGACATTCAATAGGGAACAGCTTACGACCTGCCGCACCCCTAAACTTGTCAATAACAAACTGGAATAGTTCTTCCAATGGCTCTGGGCCTGATGCTCTACCACCGAATGTCTTGAGTCTCTCACCTGCGGCACGTACTTGTGACACGTCCCACTTAGGTACTTGACCAGCATAGAGCATAGCAATCAACTCACGTAGTGACTTAGCCCATCCGGGTCTGCTATCACCTACCTTGATTACTGTATCAGTCTCATGCATGTCTTCATTAACTGTAGGCATCTTCTCTATGTTGTGTCGTTCCACAGAGAAGCCTACACCTGTGCCACACATTAGGATGTACATAGTCTCATCGAATGCTCTAGGGCTATCCACAGGGACGTATGAGCAGTTGTATGCCCCTACGTGGCAACGGTCTAGTGCAGGGCCAGATGTCATCAAGGCTCTCATGCTAGGCATGATGTCTTGGTTCAGTACGGCTTGCTCTAGTTCACTGCGTAGGCCATCATCCAATACATAATTGCAGGTAGAGTACAGGTGATTCTTCATGTAATCAAAGTATCGTTCTACTGTCTCACCCCATGTCTCACGGCGTTGTTCATCTTCCTTCCATCGGGCATACCGTGATAGCGCGATGAAGTTTTGATAGTCTGTTGGTAGGTAATTGCTTTTCATATCTCTCACTCCGTTATAGTTCGTATTGTTCTAATATCAGCACCGTCTACGTCATAGAAGTATTCACGTATGCCATCCTCTATCTCTTCCCCCACCTTACCATCGGCAGGGATGGGGTACTCTTCTTCATCAATGTCAATAGTAATGAACGCTTTAACTCTTACCATCTGCCATTACCTCTTCAATCAACTTATCCAAGTACCACTTGGCTTTCTCTAAGTCTTCTACTGGCTTCTCTTTGTAGTCAAACCGCCAGAGATACTTGAGTATATTACCTTGCAGGTAATGTTTGAACCCATCACCAGTAGCGGCAGAGATAGCATGTATGCACTCAATGCCTGTCTGGTTGTAGTGTGGTGGACTATTCACCATATCCACACCACCATAGGCTTCCTTGCCAGCTTGCTCCGCTTCATCTTCCATCATCTGTTTCATGTATGCCTCGTGTCTCATGCTGACCCCCCTGTCTTTGAGTTGAAGTTAAGATGAACTACGTTACCATCATACTCTTTCTGAACGCCCATCTTCTCCTCTAGTTCTACGTTAATATCCATCTCGTTGTCAAGAACTTTCATTACATATTCATGCACAATGTTACGTATGCTTTCTTCCTGTTCCATGATAGGCACAGTAGCACATATCATCTTACAGAAGTGCATGACATTACTGTAGTCTTCGTCATCCATAGGATTGTCAGGGAACGCCATGATTGAGATGTCTATCTCTCCACTCCACGTACCATCGTCATCAGCAAAAGGTCTCACTCGTATTATAAAGTCTTCGTCTTGTATCTTCTCCATCATATCTTCTTTGTTCATTTCTTGGTTCTCCTCTTCACTGTTGAGTTTGGGTGACTTATAAAGTCAGGGTGTTTATCCTTTCCTTTCTCTTTGAGCCAGTCCTCTGGAATGATTCGGTCATAGTATCTGAATCCATTCTTAGTACACCAATCACCATAGGATGACTTTGCCCCCTTACGTATCTTACTACGGCTGTTCTCAAACACAAACCGTATATCTAAGTTAGGATGTTGCTTCTTAACTTCAAGATGCTTGCGTCTGTCTGCCGCCATGAACCTGCCTTTTACTTCAATGATAATACCATTGTCAAGTATTATGTCAGGTGTATAGGTACGGTAGGCTAGGTCTTGCCATTCAATCTTAACAGCTTCGTATCTGAATGATACCTTATCTGCCTTCAATCTCTCTGCAATAGTCAACTCTAGCCCACTACGATACCCATACTTACGTGCGGTTCTCCATGCCTTATGGTGCAACTACATCTCCTATGTACGATACAGTCGGAGGTGACTTAGCTTTGGACATTACTGCTGGTAGTTCAGTCAATGTATCCCAGCAATCAAAGCGGTAATTACAGAACCTACAGCCATCGTTGAGTACCTTGTTGCCTGTCTCCTTACCCCTGAATGTCTCAGGTACTGGTTCAAAGCATCGTTCAAACTTGTTCTCTTTCAATGTATCTGCCGTTGCCTGTATCTTATCAACCTCTGCATCTAGGTCTAAGCCTGTAGCTGGTACGTACTTGAACTCGCCGTTAGCTTTGTTCACTACCCACCATCCACCAACCTTTTTGCCAGCGGCCTTGGCGTAACCAGCAAGCTGTGCTACGTAACCAAAGCCATCTCCTGATGCTAGTGTATCATAAGATTCAAACTTGTTCTGATACGACCAGTTAGATGCTGACTTAACGTCATCTACTGCACCATCAATTACTATGTCGTACTCACCATTTATCTTATCGTCTTTCAACTCTAGTGTAACCTTGCTTGCATCTTCATACTGCACACCAGCAGACTTTAGCAAGCCCTTGAAGACAGCTTCAACGATGTCTCCAAGCATCATGTTCATCATAAACGTGGTAGGGAAAGGCAGGGCAACTTCTGGTTTGTTCTTGTCATACCATAGCTGGCAGTTAGGTCTGCCAACATTAGACATACGTAACCGGAAGTCACCCCGTGCCTTACCCCCACCGAACTGACGCTTCAGTGCATCGGATACATCATCAGCAACTTGCTTGATTGCATCCTCTGACATAGTGCTACTACCATTAATAGCATCAGTCATGTACTGATGTAACGCCAGTTCAGCAGGGTGTTTCATTATGCTACCTCTTCTTCAACTTCGATGTCAACAATACCATCAACATCCAAGTCATCCAAGTCGTTGTCGTGTCTGCTGACAGCCTTCTCTGCGTAGGTATTGATGATGTATGTATTGTAGTTCTCAATCCATGCCATGAAGTCAGCGAACCTGTTCTGGTCATCCTGTGACAGTTCGACTGTCTTAGTAATGTCCAGACTAACTACAGGTAGATAGAAGCTACTACCATTAGGTAGCTTACGTTCTTCTGTCTGTGCAGAAATCATGTGTTGTACAGGAAGACGCTTCATCTTAGCCAGCTTGCTAAAGCATGAGCCTACTTCTTTGAAGGCATCACGATTATCAATCTCCCAGATGAATGGTGTAGTCTGTACTTCTACAGAGTTACCACTTGCATCTACAGGCTCAATCAAATCAACCGTACCTAGTACTACACGTACTCGCTTGACAGACTTGATTAGTTCCTTAGTAGCTTCTGGCAATGACTTGTAGTCTTCAATCCAACCAGAAGGCTTACCACAGTTGAAGCCACCATCATTATCTTTCAAGTCCATGTTGATGTTGTCACTCATCACAGTCTTGACGTAACGATTAGGGGTAGCACCAGATGCCATGACAAACTTCTTGTACATGAAGCGTTGCATGAATGGACGCACCTTGATGTCTTTAGCGTAGTAGGTAGGACCATCTGGAATCTCCAGCTTGTAGTGTCCACCTTCAATCACTTCCATGTTGACACGCTTACCATTCACCTCTGCCTCACCCATGATAGGTGTGTGATGAATGCGTAGTCGTGCCAGTGTGCTAGTCTGTTGCTTAGTAGAGCCACCTTCATGGGCAATGCCCATTGCTTTAGACATGGCGGCGTAGTTGTTAGTATCAATTGTTGTAAGTTCAGTCATGTTGTATCTCCTTTTCTGAGTTAAGTTCCATAGTTATATCAGGTTACATCCACTACGTCAAGCCAATTCTTTCCTATTTTTGCTTCTAATAGTAGTGGTACATTGAACACCACACCCCATCGGGATGTGATGAGTGAAGGTAGTGCATCATTAGTAGCGTTGATGACATTGATAACCTGCGATTCTTCGTCAGGGTGTACGTCAATAACAATACTATCATGTACTGAGTTGACTACACAGCTACGCATGTTCTTCAACAGTGCGTCAATGTGTAGCAATGCAACAGGTACAATGTCTGCCGTAGCAAATGATTGCACTGGGTAGTTCTTTATCTGGGTAAAGAATGATACTGTACCATTAGTCTTACGTACAACGTCAGGGAAAGCGAACTGCCTACCTGATGGCGTAGTAATGTGCCTAGTGTTTACAGCCTCTTTAGCCAGTCGGGAATGCCAAGCTGAGACCCCCTTGTACTTCTCGTTGAAGTGCTTGTAGTATGCGGCCTCTGATTGTGACCGTCCGTATCCGCTTGCTCCGTAGAGTGGTGCAAACGTGTGCGCCTTCGCATCTTGGCGAGACGTATGTTGACCAGCATCGGTAATAACTTTAGCGGTATATGCATGTACATCAAATCCAGTAGAGACTTCTTCAATTGCAACTCCATCTTGTGATAGGAATGCGGCGGCACGGAACTCAAGCTGTGCAAAGTCAGCTTCCATTACCTTACCACCAGCAAACCGTGATACAAATACCTTCTTAACAGGGAAGGTTCCACCTCGCGGCATGTTCTGCATGTTAGGGTCAGCACCAGAGAACCTGCCAGTAGCAGTGCGGTGCTGTAGCAAGCGAACATGCAGCTTGCCATCTTGTTTAGTGTGCAGTGCGATGCCATCAACGAATGATGACAGGTATGTGTCAACGGCTGACAGCCTACGTACCTTAGTCAAGAAGTCAACAGCGTCATGCATACCCTTAGACTTTGCGACAGACTCAAGTAACTCAAGGTTAGTCTTGCTGGTACTAAAGCCATTGGCACTAGCCCACTTAGCAGATGGCGGCTTGAACTTTAGTCCAGCCAACTTGTCACTATTAGTAAGCAAGTAACCATCACCATGACAGTCAGGACACTTGTTTGTATTAGCAAACGGCTGACCATCTTTCTTAGTCTTACGTATCTGACCAGTACCATTGCAGGTAGCACACTGATTAGCCACAGTCTTATACACACGTTCTGTACCGCCAGCCATGAGGCTACGGAAGTCTGCGTCTGCCATATAAGGGTCAATAGCATTCCCCCAATAGGGCTTGTCCAGTATCCTACGACTGTAGATAACCCACGACAACTGCTCTGGGCTGTTGAGGTTGATAGGTGTATCACCCATCAGCTTACGTACATGAACTTGTAAGTCGTCAATAAGCTGACGCTTCTCTTGTTCAAACTCTTGACGCACCTCATCCAGCTTGGCAACATCAACACTGAAGCCACGCTGATAGATACGTGACAGGCATACAGCTACCTCATTAGTGAGTGTCACTGTAGGCATGAGCCTAGCATCTGCCTCTGTGTTGAGGCGATTTACTAGCTTGTCAGACAGTTGCTGTGTAGCATGTAAGTCAGCAGATAGATACTCAGACAACTCATCGTGCGGTATATCACGAGTAGAGTAGCCTTTCTTGAAGTACTCCTTGAGTGTGTCCTGCTTCTTGGTATCCAACTCATAGCGTTCAGCACAAGCCTCAAGAGACAATGGCTCTTTGATACCACGCTGTAGCACATACTCTGCAAGCATCGTGTCAAACACAGGGCCATCATATGTGAAGCCTGACTCCCATAGCCATAGCAAGTCGTGTGCCGCATTGTGCATGATGAGAACTGTAGCGGCATCAAGAAACTCTTGTACCAATACGTGTCCATACTCATCTGCATCTACCTCACTGTGGT